GAACGTGGGATATCTGAACTTGTAGCAGCCAAGTTCCAGCTAGGTACAGTCGTTGATCCTATCAATGGTCACGAGATGCAGTCCGGTTGGCTATCCATTCCCTACATTACCGCTATGGGTGGCTGCGTAGGCTTTAAGTTTCGTAGGTTAGATGATGGCAAGCCTAAGTATGGCAGCCCTACTGGGCAGAAGTCTCACCTGTATAACGTAGTTGATGTAACCCTTGCCAGTCCATATATCGTGGTCTGCGAAGGTGAGTTAGATACAGTCATTACTAGCGGTGTACTTGGTATCCCTGCAGTGGGTGTGCCTGGAGTGCAGGCTTGGAAGCCGCACTTTAGTAAGTTACTTAACGGATACGAGAGTGTATTCATTGTAGGCGATAACGATGCGAAGGAAGATGGTTCTAATCCTGGCGCAGACTTTAGTAAGCGTGTTCAGCAAGAGGTATTAAACGGAGTTATAGTATCATTACCACCTAATATGGACATAAACGACTACTACTTAGCCTATGGTGCAGATGCAACACGAGCTTTGCTAGTAGGAGAGCAGAATGGATAAGAGCGAATGGCAACAGATGATACAGATTTTGCATACTATGGGCTTTCACATCTTGGAGATGAATATAGAAGAAGAAACGATAACCATAAGCCCAATGAAAACCCGCTAAGTGACCACCCTGCAGTCGTCGGTTACCGAGCAGTCGGTGTATCAACAGAAGATCTCACATCATTCATCGAATCATTCGCATCCCTTCGTGCTGCTCGTGTCAAGAACGTAGGCCATAGTCAGTACTCACTGGCCCAAGGGCAGAAGTTCGAGTCCTTTACTCCAGCAGATACCATCAGAGAACTTATCGAAGAGCTGGCAGATGCCAGCAACTACATAGACTTCCTTGCTATCAAGTTATTGAACCTACAGCACACTATGGATTTGGTGCTACCTGACTGTGACTGAACTACACCCATCCGTCTATGACATAGCGCCGTCTGTTGCACAGACCATCTACAATAGGTACAAAGCCTTTGTAGACCTTGATGATGTCAAGCAAGAGTGCATCAAGTGGGCGCTATCTCGTGCTGCATATTTGAATGAGCAGTTATCAGAGCCGGAGATTAAACAGCGCCAGCATAACGAGCAGCGTGTTGGTTGGCAGATGTTTAGAGCTGCTGAAAGGTATGCTCGCAAGGAGAAGTCAATCAGGTCGGGATATCATATCTCTGATGAGTCCTACTATGAGACTGCTAACCTAGCACAACTGCTGCCCTATGTAATTGCATCGGTGATAGATGGCACAGTACTTGAGCAAGCACAAGAGATGATCCGTGATGGCAGGCCCAAGGGTTCTTCCTCTCCGGCAGAAGGTGGCAACCTACTTGCTATCCTGATTGATATTAAGAAGGCTTACCTTGGCCTTGAACCAGAGTCACAGAACATACTGGTCTGGCGATACCATCAGGCTATGACTCTTGCACAAGTAGCACAATTACTAGAATGTGCTACATCTACAGCAGACCGCAGGATTACCTTTGCCCTGCGTGCCTTGCAGGATAGGCTAGGCGGTCAGAGTCCTTGGCGATGAATGAGCTGGTGCTCTTTGACTTCCTTAAGTTTAATCTCTACCCAGATTTAGAGCGAGCACCTGGCATCTATGATGCCTTCGACTGCACATCACAGAAGGCCGGTCACTTCATTGAGTTGAAGTGTCGCCAAACCCATTATTCTACGCTACTTATAGAGCAGATGAAGTACCGCAAATTGATGGAGCAGGCATACCATCGTGAACTACTGCCCTTCTATATCAACAGTACTCCACTTGGCATCTACTCCTTTGATCTAACAGAGATAGATGAACCGCAGTGGCATACTCATCAGATGCCAGCGACTACAGAGTTTGATAATGTAGATAAGGTTGAGAAGGTAGTAGGCTACCTGCCTATCGAGGAGGCCATCAAGCTATGATCTATTCTTTTAAGTGCCAGTGTGGTAACACTATAGATATTGAGCAGTCTATCCACGCTGAAATCATAGAGCCTGTATGTACTGACTGCCACCAGTCTATGTCTCGCAGTTGGTCTTCTCCCGCTATCACCTTTAAGGGTACGGGGTTTTATAGTACCGATTACAAGCACTAACCCCCACCGGAAAGAGGTTGAACCGATGAGGGCTAGCTGTGCTACCGAGAGGAGTTCGGTAAAACTATATCACAGATATTACTAATGATCCACTCCACAACAGGCACAGCAACAGCGTTTCCCATCTGCTTATACCTACTGCTATCTGATTGTCCGGCTGTCCAATCATCAGGAAATCCTTGCAATCTTTCGCACTCTACCGGTGTCAATCGGCGTACAGTTCCCTTGTTTAATAAGGTCTGATCATTAGCTGTTGCTATTGTTAATGACTTATCCTCACTAATCAAAGGGCCTTTGCCCCCACCTGGCTTACCTTCTCGCATACGCATAAGCGTTGCGACACCGTGACCACTTACTGAATCTAGCGTGTACATAGGATCTCCTTCCTCTCCGTATCCTTTGCCTTGTGGCCCAGATGTGTCGCTTCTTCCGATGATAGTTCCTTGTATCGGAATTGTTGCAACCATTGATATGTTATTCCCTCCTGTACCCATACGTGATGTAAGAGTGTTCATTGTATCTCCTTGTATTCTAGCTCCATCGTGATAGTGAGGGTGAAAGATAATGATAGTAGTACGCACATCTCCATTATCAAAAGCATTCATAGTCGGCATTACCCCCCCCTCTATCCACGTCTCATAGTCCTGGTCATTCTGCGCTCTGCGAGCTTTGGTGTACCAAGGCATTATGCAATCCCTCTGGTAAGGTCTTGCCTCTTCTGCTGGAGCGTCGAAGAATCCCGTCGCACGCCTTGCTGCTTAAATAGTATTTCTCCGGCGCTTCCGCTTGAAGCACGTCGGCAAGCGATGAAGATACGCTTGCGCCGTTGGGGTACTCCGAAGTACTGAGCATCAAGCACGCGCCAGGCGACAGAATACCCGAGGTCTGCCATCGTCCCGAGTACGACAGCAAAGTCTGCTCCGTTGTTAGAGGAAAGCAAACCAGGTACATTTTCGAGGATTGCGTACTCGCTTTGCGTTTCTTCCACAATTCTTGCAATCTCCCAGAATAACCCGCTTCGTTCGCCAGCAAGACCAGCTCGCTTGCCAGCGACGCTGAGATCCTGGCAGGGAAATCCTCCTGTAATAATACCTCTGCTTGGTTCAAATCCTGCTCCAATTAAATCACTCCCCTTTACTGTAGTTACATCATCAAATAGTTTAGTACTAGGAAACCGGTGTGCCAATACCTCTTGGCACTTCTTGTCTATCTCAACAGCAGCTACAACCTTTACGCCGTTACGCTCCATCGCTAGGTCAAAGCCACCAACACCAGCGAATAAACTAACTCCGGTCAGCATCAGTACCATCCTCTTGCGTGATGCCGCAGAGCGCGGCACGCACTCCCTGAATAGCGGTGTTCAATGTATCGTAGACCGTGAAGGACTTGTAGTTCAGGTCGTGAACTACGTTCTCTAAGGAGTTGAGCAATTCCATAAGCCGAGCTTCCTCGTTGATTCTTGGCAAGGTGGTCAAACCTGCTTTCACTGGCCCATAGGGTGACAAGGCACGCAACTTCTCTTCTCGAATATCCGAGAGCGCGACTATATTCTCTTGCGATCCTCCGGTTCTCATTTTTTTCTTCCATTGTTGCGTGTTTTCTTGCGCTTAACACTGGCTTTTCTTCGTGGTTTACTTCCTGTTTTACGTGCCAAGGTCTTACGAGTACGAGGAGTATTAGTACGACCAGTAATATCAACCCACTTCTTGCCCTCTTTCTCATCATAAGCCTTCTCCTGTTCCAAGTATTCCTTGTATTCATCGGGGTAGGCTTGTGCCAACCTAGTTAAAGCGCGATCTCTCGCTCTCCTGTAGTTACGTTGGCGCACTGCCATATTCATAGCGGTAGCCATTCTTCTCTCACTCATTCTCTCCCTCTCTTAATCATTAGGTAGCCTACCAGTAGGATAGTTACCATTACTAGCCAGTACTTCACCGGCTAGCCTCCTTCACTATTGCGGTTATATCCAGGGGTTGCCCTACTAGGTGGGCGTCCTCTTCGTCACTCTCCCACCCCGATACCAAGATACGAGTAGCAGTAGGGGAACTGGCTATCCAAGCGAGTGCATCTGCCTCGCTGTTGCCACCCCACTCGGCCTTCCCGTCCTCTCCCACTACCTCATAGAGCAGCACTAGATCAGGCTTACGTGGGTGAAAGGCTATTACATTACTCATTACTTACCCTCTTTCTTTAAGCTATCTATCAATGCTTTCATTTGACTGTAAGTGATAACGCTCTCTAGCCTTCCAGCTAGGTATTCGGTAGCGTTATCGCCCCACTTATCTCTTGCTAACTTCACAAGATTGTAAGATGTATATTCTAATTCGATCTCTCTAATCATCGTCCTCCTCCTCTCCTGGAAATAGTTTATCCCAACAGGCAGCGTGTGTACCGGATATAAGAATCTCTCTATCTCCGGCGCTCATATCGGGGAAGGCGTCCTGGATATTCTCTCCCTCTTGCCACCTAGTAACAGCGTCTCGATCTAAGCTCCACACTTCATACTTATCACATACGCAGCAGGGTTTAGTTTTGACCGCGATAAAGTCATTCATCGTCTCCCTCTTTCGCTATACAGGTAGGGCAGATATTGCCCTCTCCCTCTTGATCGTCGAAGTACTCCTCGCACTCCGCGCACTTCACTTCATTTAGCACGTGGTTACTCCACGCGTCACCGTCATAGTGTCCCATTATTCACCCTCTACGCTCACATAATATGCTTGCAATTCGCTTGCGTAATAGATTTCCACACCGCACTTGCATAGGCATACGCCAGGGATATCGGTAGCTAAGAATTTATGATCGTGCTTACTCATAATAACTCTCCCGTAGGATTAGAACTAGACCAGGATACTGTCTCTACGTAATCGCTATCTTCCTCTCGCTCACTTAAGTATCCACCCATAGTAGATATTAGATTAGTGCGAATAACTAAAGTGCCATACATATCTTCATATACTTCCGCACCCTGCATATTCTCCTCTACCCATAGTTTTAGATCTTGAAGGGTATCTATCTCCTGTAGCTGCATTACTCTCTCCCTCTCTCATATTCTGCCCTAACTATTAGGTGCAGACTACCGTAGCCTACCGTATAGGTAGGCCACGATAGTACGCCACTAACCTAGAATCTCTGCCGGATCGCCGTCACCTATGTAATCCATAAGCTCATCGAAATCCATATCGTAGATATCCATATGATTGCTCACTCTTGATCTCCCCACCCGCACTCACATAAGTGCCCGCACGTGTAGCATACATAAGAGCCGGTAATCCACGTTTTATACCCGCGCTCTCCCGCACCGTCTACCCATACTTCTAAATTTTCTAGGTAGTTTAGTCTCTCTCCGTTTTGCCCTATCTTCTCTTTTACCTTCATATTATCCCTCTCTCTTATCCGGCTAAGCACCGGCCACCGGCCACCGCCTAACACGGTGGCCGATAGTCTCGCGCTTAGTCTACGTAACGCATAGGCATAAGTAACGCTCTCCACGTAATTTTATCGCCGGTAATACGCACTCTCATAGGCTTATTATCGCCGTTAAAGTACACTTTAATAGCTGCACCCTTACCCGCTATCTTCGCATAATCGGCCATAAACGCGGGGTTAAACGCCATACCCTGCACCGCTATAGGCTCGCCTTCACTCTTAGTTAATAGATCTTGCATAGGCGGATAGTTACCGTCTAATAGGCTAAACGTCACCGCGTCACCTAGTGCGCTCACGGTAAGCGCGTCACCTATGCGGGTGATATTGATTAGGTGCGCCTTATGCGCTTTTAGTAGCGTGATTACCTTTTTTATATCCTCTAGGGATACTAAAGAGAGCTCTAAGTCTCCCTCACGATAGCGCACCGCGCCCTCTATTAGGCGGTATCTATCGGTAGCGCGTGCGATTAAGTCACCGCCCGCACCCTCTAATTGCACCGCGTTAAGGGTGCGTAGGCTCTTATCCTTAGACGCGTGCGAGCTCACTCCCTCTAATAGCTCTAAGAGTGTCACTCCCTCTATCTCTACGTAGTTAAGGCGCACCGCGCTCTCTTTCTCTTTCTCTAGTGTGCTCATTCTCTCTCTCTTTCTCTCTTTTAGATCTCCGGCATAGTTACCGGCCACCGCGCAGGGAAGTCACGCCCTGCGCGATAGTCGCGTCCCTAGTACTCTCTCCCTGTAGCCTTGCAAAATATGAAGTAAGCGCCCTCTACCGCCGCCCATAAGAGCACGGCCCCCGCGATAAGAGAGCCTAAGCCTATGAGCACACTAAGTAGATAGGCGAGCTCATTCATAAGCGCTCACCTAGTACCGCGCTCATATGCCACGCCTTAGTGCGCTCTACGATTAACGCGTTAAGTGCTACACGGGCGCACGATACCGTGCAATAGCCCCGCGATAGGTGCGAAAGTCTGCCGGTGAAGTGAGCCGGGCGAAAGTCTGCCGGCACTAGGCCCGGCGCACCGCACGCCGGGCAGATAAAGGCCTTGTACTCACTCTTCATAGTTAGCACTATCGCATTCAATTATGTTGCGAACGTACTCATAAAGCGCGGTATCGTCTAAGACTACGCGGGTAGCGGTGTCGTACCAATCGCTATAGCGATAAATAACCTTTTCAATATCTGCGCCCCGGTGCGTTACTTCTAAGTAGTCTGCCGGCCCGCCCCAGCTTAGGCAGATAGTCGTGACTTTTTTAGTGTCTATAGATAGCGCCGGGTCGTATAAGTCATCACTATCGGGGTTATCTAAGAGCTCTTTTATCTGCTCTTCCCGGCTCTTCATAGTGTCATCAATTAAGTCTGCACACTTCTTTTCTTTAGTAGTCATTAGATATTCTCCTTTATTAGTTCTGTATTGTGGTAAGTATCTTCGCTATCTTCAACACAATTGCACTCTTCTTCACCGCAGGGACACGCTTCTTCATTAAAGTAGGCTTCATACTTTAGTTCTGCTTCTTCTTCTGTAAGTGCGTCAATAGTTATTACCTGTGTTACTACTTCCATACTGTAACGGTTCACTTTATTCTCTTCTCTAGTGTCCGGTGTTAGGTGTCCGGTTCACTAGGTAGACGATAGCAGAAAACTAGGGGCGTCTACCCTATTGCGGGGTAATTCTTAGACTATTTTCACGGGGTGCGCGGGGCGTAGATCGCGGCCCTATCGGGTAACGGGGCGCACCGGCGGCGGGGTTATCGGGTAGCGCGGCGGCCTATCGGCTATCGGTGCGGGGTGCAGGGAGATAGTTACAGGGTTAGGGGATACCTATTAGAGCCGCCGGTGCGGTAGTAAGCCCGCCCCGCTTTTCTAAACACCGTAGACAATACCGCCCGCCGTGTCTACCGTCTGCCCTAGCCCGCACCGTCTAACCCGCAGCGCAGGTACCCCCCGTTGGTGAATTCTGCGCGGGCGGTCCCTGTACTCCCCAACAAAAAATATTTGCTAAAGTGAAGCTGATCTGGCGCCTGACCTGCACTTATATCTACTGTGACTAACATCACACGGCGTAAACGGGAAATGACCTAAATTTCTCGCCTTATACATAGTAAGGGGCTTTAATAGGAAAGACCCTGAGCAGTGAATAACAGTGGCCTCTGGCGAGGCCCTATGCCGAGCCCTAACTTACCCCTCAGTTCGCTTTAGGCTCCCTCGGGAGCACAGCTAAAAACAACCTGCTTAGTACTTTTTAGTAGGGATAGTTCTATGAATATTCTCCTTGGTATAAATGAAAAGGCATTCCGGCCAAAATATTTTTAGGAGATTACGTGGCTGATAATTCAGCAGATATTGCCAAGCGTATTATCCTTGGCTGTGTAGCAGAAGGTATGACTATTGACGCCGCCTGTGGCAGCGCCGGTAAGTCCATCAAGACCTATGAGTACTACCGCCGCACAGATAAAATATTTGCAGATAAGGTAGATAGAACCCGCCTTGGTCTAAAGGATAAAAACTTCCAGGATGGCGACGTCCACGATATATCCTTTGCAGACTTCCGCCAGAAGTTTTTACATTCTCGTACCTTCCCACACCAGCAAAACTTGGTAGATGTTATTGAAGGTAGAGATCCTGGGTGGCTACACCCCAGTATGAAATTTGAGCCAGGACTTGCTTCTAACCGCGTCCTGATAAATATTCCGCCAAACCACGCCAAGTCAATTACGATTACCGTTGACTATGTGACGTGGCAGGTAGCACGCAACCCTAACTTTCGAGTACTGATAGTCTCACAGACACAACAGCTCGCCGCAGACTTCCTCTATGCTATCAAGCAGCGTCTGACCCACCCGATGTACCAAGAGCTACAGACGGCCTATGCCGCCGGTGTCGGCTTTAATTCTAAGAGTGCATCCTGGCAAGCCACCCGAGTTACCTTTGGTGACGAACTGCGTGAGTCTAGCGAAAAGGATCCGAACATAGAGGCCGTCGGTATCGGCGGTCAGATTTACGGCAAGCGTGCCGATATGATTATTGTAGATGACGCTGTCACCTTAAAGAACGCTAATGAGTTTGAGAAGCAAATCCGCTGGCTGACCCAGGACGTAAGATCCCGTCTTAACCCTACGGGTAAGTTAATTATTATTGGTACACGAGTAGCCTCGGTAGACCTATACCGCGAACTTCGCAGTGAAGATAGATACCCAGGCGGCCTTGTTCCTTGGAAGTATCTGGCTATGCCAGCCCTACTTGAGGTGGACGAAGACCCCGACAAGTGGGTTACCTTATGGCCCGCATCTGATGCGCCCTTTGATGGACAAGAAGAATCTGATAAGAACGATGACGGCCTATACCCTCGTTGGTCTGGTCGTAACCTTTACAACGAACGCCAAGCTATGGATGCAAGCACCTGGGCTTTGGTATATCAGCAGCAAGATGTTTCTGAGAACGCTGCCTTTGACCCTGTATGTGTAAAAGGCTCTATTGATGGAATGCGTAAGGCTGGCAACTTAACTGCAGGCCACCCAGGACATCCTAAAGACTTAAACGGCTTTACCTACATCTGCGGCCTAGACCCTGCAATGATTGGCGATACCGCCGCTATCTGTTACGCCATTGATAGATCAACGAGCAAGAGGTACATAGTAGATGCTATCAAGATTAGCCGTCCGTCTCCAGCCGATATCCGTAATCTTATTTTTGATTGGACATCCCTCTACTCTCCGTCAGAGTGGATTGTCGAAAAGAACGCCTTCCAGTCTTTCTTAACGCAGGACGAAGGTATCCGTATGCACTTAGCCTCACGAGGCGTTGCATTTAAGGAACACCATACCGGCTCTAATAAATGGGACGCTGGCTTCGGTGTGGCATCTATGGCTACCCTCTTTGGTACTAAGCAATTTGATGGTAAGCACCATCGAGATAACTTAATACACCTTCCATCAGATCAGACTGAGAACATCAAGGCTCTGATAGAGCAGTTAATTACCTGGACTCCAACGACTAAGGGTAAAACCGATATGGTGATGGCGCTATGGTTCTGTGAGATTAGAGCACGTGAGATGCTCAACTACGGACAGTATGCCACCCACCATATGAAGAACCCATTCCTATCTCGCCACGAGCTAGGCAAGCGAACAGTGATTAACTTAGAAGAAGCCTTCGCTGAGCAAAACAAAATCAGAGTAATTTAGGGAGATAACATTGTTATCAGTCAAAGAAGTTGACGCGAAACTATCGCGGCTACGTACACGCTCATCAGCGCGTGACCAACGTATGCGTGACGTGCTTTCGGTACGTCAAGGAGATATCTCAAAGGTATTTCCATCAATGTTCTCAGAGGACTACCCTAAACCTCTCGTTGCAAACTTCATTGACGTAGCAGCACGTGACCTAGCAGAAGCGATGGCACCACTGCCATCCTTTAACTGCTCAGCAACCAATATGGTCTCTGATACGGCCCGTAAAGCTGCAGATACTCGTACCCGCATTGCCAATTTTTATGTAACAAACTCTGACTTACAGCTTCAGATGTACACCGCAGCAGACTGGTATAACACTTACGGTCTTGGCGTTGGTATGGTTGAAATGGATTATGACGATAACAACCCACGTATCCGTATGCTCAACCCATTTGGTACATACCCA